ACAAAATATTTGTTGCCAAATTGGCGGGCTGAGTCAATTCTTGGACTGAAATAAAATGCCATTCCAAGTCCCGTGTGGGTCTGGGATAGATATACATTTCAACATCAGGGTAGGTCATGTTGACAAAAATGACTTGTGGGTATGTTGATGTCACCGTCTTAACAGCAATGCCATTGTACTGCTGTTGGTTAATAAATTTGATGCCGTAAGACACGTTGGTGCCTGGGTCACGGTAGTAGGTGGCGTCATCCAACAGCACAGGACGCAGCCCTACAAAGTTGCCAGATGGGCCTAATGTGCGTTTAATTTCGCCCGCAGGCCAAGTAAATATTTGATCTTGGGTACTGAAAACAGACAAACGCTCAGTATTCCATGAGTCAATCATCTGGTTTAGCGCCATCAATGAGTCTTGAGACACGGACGCGGAAGTTGTCTCGCCTTCAGCCAATACGCCGAGCAATCGCAATGCTCTGTTGATTTGATCGCCCGCAGTGTATATGGCCATGTTTACGCTCCTTGTTCTGCCGCCTCTAAACTGGGTCGGCCACGACGACGTTTAACTTCCAATTCGTTTGCGACAGGAGCCGCCTCAACAGGCGTGTCCAAAGTATACCTTGTCCAGCCATTTTTTTCATCAAATTCAGCTTCCATTTCTATGTAAGCTATTTTTCGACCGTGGATTTCATGTTCAAGATAAATCATATGAAGAAGGGGGTGATTAGCCCCCTAGTTGGTTTTATAGTACGTGAATCACAGCAAAGTTGATTACTACGGCCTCAGACAACGCGCCGCCTGAAAGGTTGCGCAATGTGATTGTGCAGCTTCCAGTAGCCTTGCCGGAAATCCAGCAGTTGTATGCGCCAGCAGTAGCGCCAGAAGACACGCTCAAAATCACAACGTCTTTTGCGCTGATTGTGCTATTGGTCAAAGTAAACGTGACGTTTGTGACGTTAGCCAACTCAGCGTTGTTCATTGTGATCTGACCAGCGGACTTGTTTAAGGTTACGCCAGTCGATTTGCTTGTCAATTGAGTCACTGTGCCGCTTGCTTCTGCGGTGTAACCCAACTCGCCACCAGACATTACAAAATTAGACCCGATAATGTCTTGGTCTTCAAAAGCAACGCCAATTGGTTTGGTATTAGAGGTCATGATGTTTCCTTTAAAAATAGGGGCCGAAGCCCCCATTTGGTTAGGATGCTACCAATGGAACAGAATACCACTGGGTGGTGGAAGATGCCACCAACAACGAACTGGTAAGGTTTGTAATGCTATACGCACCGTTGGCCGCAACTGCATTGATTGCCCCGCCAGTGGCGGGATAAATATTCAACGCGCCGGCAGCGGTGTTTTTAACAATAATTACCATACCAGCTACCGCTGTAGGCAAAATCACGCCTTTGGTGCCATCTGCCGCCGAAACGACATTGATACCCTCAGCTAGTGCAGCAGCATTGCCTTGAGTACTGCCAGCCGCCGCAACAGCAGCAACAGGAAGGCGAATGGCGCCGGTTGAAGTGCCGGTTGAATTGCCGGTCATGGTCGTAGCAGTTATGGTCGTAGCGGTTACCGCTTGCAACGCTGACGCGCCGGTGACGGTTACGCTATCAAATTCAGGGTCGCTATACGCGACGCCTACAGCTTTAGTATTTGGCATGATTTTTCCCTTTAGGAAGATGGGGCCGAAGCCCCATCAGATTTAGGCAATGCGATAGATTGAATACGCTGCGTCACCTGTTTTGCGGAAACGGAACGTGCCAGATGTGTTGCTGGTTTTGGTCAGCGCATCTTGGATCGTGTCGTTACCAATAAGGGTGTTGCCCGTGCCAGCAGTGAAGACCACATCGTTCGCCGCATTGTCACCAATGTTGATGAAAGAGCAGTCAAATGTTGAGCCAACTTTAAGGCTAGAGAATGCAGCGTCAAGCAATGCACCTGTTGGGAACACGTAAGCGCCTGCGTCTGTGCCGCCGGAGTCCATAGTGCACACACCAGCAGCCAAGTTCTCTGCGGTGATAGTGACAGACGCGCCAGTCAATGCGACAGGTGCGCTAGTGTTGTAAAAACTGATTTCGCCAAGATTGCCGTCACCAACTTGGTAACCGCTTGCGCCGTTAGGTAATGTAGCCATGATTTATTCCTTTGAAAAAATTTAGAAAACGGGGCCGAAGCCCCATTTGGTTAGCCCCACAGGCGGCAGGCCATTTGTGGACGGATTGTGCTGAAGCCATACAGTACGTCAATACGGCAAGGCATACGGTCGTTGTTGATGTCGTACTGACGAACAACGCGCAAGCTGATGCCGTTATGGACAGCGCGAGCAGCCATATCAACGCCTTGGGGCAACAACAAGTCGGCGGTCGCAAAAGTGATCGCGTCTTTGTGGTAGATCAAGTTCTGAGCGTACTGAGTAGAAGCAGCGCCCACAAAGGTCACAGTTCCACCAGTTGCAGGCAGCGCGTCCATAGTGGCCAAAGCATGGTTAGCTGAGTACATAGGAGCAACGGTCACAGTCCAAGTACCAGCCACAGCAGTAGCGTCAGCCAAAGCAACAAACTGGAACAACGAACCAGTGGATTCACGGGTTTGTGGGTTCACAGCGTTACAAGCACTGATTGTGAACACGTCACCAGCTTTGATGGTGGTAGTCACAGAACCTTGTTCCAACAAGATGGTAGTAGCGCCTTCAGCGGTAACGCCGGGGGTCTTAACCAGTGTGGATGCGGTTGCGCTACGTGAGCCAGTGGTGTGCTGCTTGATTGACTGAGACATATTGATCTCATCAAAGCCCAACACGCCAGTGCCCATCATGCCGTTCTTAAACTGCTTGCTGATGGTGTCGGTGGGGTTAAACAAGCCTTTCATGCCTTCAACCAAACCAGCGTTAGCGGCAGGGTTGACGGTAGCGTAACGTGGTGACATCACGGCAGCGTTTTCGTTCAGCTTCTGCTGGGCTTGCAACAAGACCAAAGAAGTAGAAGGAGTGGTGCCAGGGGTGCCAACGGTGTTACCGATGGTTTTGTACGCGTTGGCAACGTCAGCATCAATGCTGGAAGCCAACTGGCTGATACGAGGCTTCAGAACACGTTCTGCAAAGTCGTCCAACTGCATGGTCAATTCAGCAGATGTGAAGTTCACGCCGATGTGCTTTTGTGAAGCAACGGTCAAAGTGGTGAACTGTTCGTTGTCGTCTTGAACTTGCAAGGCAGCACCGTCAGTTACCAAAGCGCGGTCGGGTAAACGGATACGCAGTGTAGAACCAATCTTGGCACCTTCAACAGCGAAGCTGTCGTCGTACTGACGGTTCACGTTACGGGTGAGCACCAGGTTGTTCTCGAGAATCTCAAGAGCTTTGCGGGTGATCATGTCGATCGTTAAGATACTATTAGACATGGAAAAAATCCTTTAAAAATTGTTTAGCGGTTTTGTGCTTCCCACTTCTTACGCTGTCTTGCTCGTTCAGCTTCAATCCACTGCGAATCGGTCATGGTCTTAATAGACCGTGGGTCCGTAGTGTCATAAGCTGGGCCTCCAGAGGAGCGAGCTGTAACCGGCGAAATCGGTGCTGGCGCTGACGTAGTTCTTTTCACGGGAGGATCGGTAGCCAACTTGGCCTCAATTCTCCCAATTTCTTTGGCCTGCATGATAGGCGCAAGACGAGATATACGATCCGCTTCCTTGGGGTTAGCACCGAGGTAGTAAGCTACTTCAGGGCCTATGTCCGAGGCTTGAATCGTCTGAGCCATCACGTTAGTAATTGGCAGCTTGGGGTTGTAGGCGACTTGTTCAAAGTCGTCGTACTTAGTCCGAGCTTCCTCTTCCTTTTCGTGGTAGGACTCAAGAATTGCAGATTGCTGCCTTGCTTCTTCTCGCTGGGCAAGCAGTTGTTCGGCTTTCTGGTAGGCCAATGCGTCTGCATAGGCTTCAGGGCTTTCAAACTGATCGACTGGCGGGACATTTGCTGGCGCTCTCAGCGTCTGGGCTTCCGCTTGACGTTGAGTCTGGTCTCTTTCCCACTTACGTTGCTCTCTTGCAAGTCTTTTGCCGATTGCTGCATCAAGTTCTTCTTGGGTAAAAACCCTAGATGGCTCTTTTGCTTCTTCAGCGACTTCCGGCGTTTGAGTTGCTTCCTGAGTGGCCGTCACTTCTGGAGCTGGCGCGGAGTCTACTTCCGCTAAGGTTTGTTGGACTTCTTCAGTCATTTTTGAATCTCAATGATTCCCTGGTGATCGCACCAGTACGGTTTTTACAATCTTACACCAATTACGAATAATAACTAATGTTCAAAATTGCGCTTGCTGATTGTTG